CGGCTTGGTGGGGTTAATCGGTGTAGAACTTACCGAAAAATTCATTACCCGCGCACTTAACAGCAAGAAAGACAGCGTAAAATGTTGCCTACGCAGAGGATTACAAGTAACACTATATTTCAAATAGAAGATGAAGAAGACAGTAATAGTTAATGGCAAAGCAAAGCGTATAGAATTTTCGTACGCGATAGGCGAAACTATTTCGCTAAGCAATAACGAGGTAATAAAACCTTGGGGACGGGTTACGGAAAGGGTAACGGTTTCTAAACTAACCTTTACGATTAACGGAAAGACCTACGAAGGAACGCGCACCTTTAAGGTTGCCGGCGGCCCATACTCGGAAACCTTCGAGTTCGACGGGAATAGCTTTGCTTCCCATAAACAAGCAATTGAATACATACTTAACAATATTGAGAAATGAGCGAAACGACAATTTACAAAGAAGGATTTAACGCCGGCTTTATGCAGCTTCGGCAAATTGACGTAGAAGCCGCCACAAAGGAACTCTGGCAGGCGTTGGGGATTAACAACCGCAACACTTTTGCGGCTTACAAGTTCGGACGTATCGAACCCAAGGCAAGCCAAGCCGTCGCCGTCGAATTGGTATTTAGGAAGTACGGCGTTACGACTAACATTTGGGGGAAATAGAAATGAGAGCCGAAGCAGGACTAACGCAGCGCGAAACCCAAATAGCCGAATTATTGGCTTGGGGAGCCGCAAAAAAGGAAGTGGCCGACAGGCTTTCTATTTCGCCCCGGACAGTTGAGAATACCGCCCGAAATATTTATAGCAAGATAGGAATACAAAAGGCTACGGAGCTTTGCGTATGGTGGTTCTGCACACATTGCGGCGTTTCCTTCGACCTATCCCCTATAAAACGGACAATTATAGCCTGCTTCTTCCTTGCGATTATTCTACCGTATGAAATGTACGCACAAGGCGAAACCTACCGACTATTCAGAAGCCGCAAGGTTGCCGAACGCATGGCGACACAAAGAACCGGAAGAAGACCGGAATACGAATTAGATTTTTGGGAACTATAAAAGGCAAAGGCTATGAAGCAACTAATTAAAGAATTATCCCTTTCGGGATTGACGCTAAAACAGAAGGCGATAGTATGGTATTTCGCTATATCGTTTTGCCTTCTTGCAAGCACGGCGGAAGCCCCGTTTTGGTTCTTGTTTTTGGAGGTTGTCAACTTCGCTAATGCCGCCCGCCTTATAAAACGGGTTCCGCTACCGGAAGACCCACAAGATAGTTAGGTATGGCAGACTTAAATACAAGACTTATAGACCTTACGGCGGGGGAATTATTAGAGCTAATGGGGAAAGGACAAAGCCCCCGGATAGAAGTAGACGTTACCAAAGACCCGAAGAAAAAATACGTCTACGGCCGGGCAGGGATTGCCGAACTATTCAAATGTTCCAAGACTACCGCCAGCCGCATAAAACAAAGCGGCTTAATCGACGGCGCATATAAGCAGGTCGGAAGGTTGATAATAGTAGACGCGGAAAAAGCCTTAGAGTTGGCCGCAAAACGAGCAAAGAAAAGTAACAACCGAAATAAATAACTTGTTATGAACAAGAAGGTAACATTAAAAGAACTGACCCTTAAAAACTTTAAGGGTATTAGGAACTTGGCCGTAAAGTTCGGCGAAGTAACCACCATTGCCGGCGCAAACGCGACAGGTAAAACCACCGTTTTCGACGCTTTTACTTGGGTGCTTTTCGGCAAAGACAGTAACGACCGTACGGATAGCGGGAAAGGCGCATTTACCGTTAAGACGGTCGGCCCGGACGGGAACCCTATACTTAAATTGGAACATTCCGTAACGGCTGTTTTAGACGTAAACGGCGAAGAAGTAACCCTTACCCGCACCCTTACGGAAGATTGGGTAAAACCGCGCGGCAAGGCGGAAGTAGAACTTAAAGGGAATACTACGCATTACTTCTGCAATGGCGTAGAAATTAAAGCGGGTGCGTTCCAAGAGAAAGTAACGGACATAACCGAAGAACAACTTTTTAAGTTAATTACGAACCCGGCTTACTTCCCTTCGTTGGATTGGAAAACCCAGCGCGAAATATTGCTGCGCATTGCCGGGGGCGTAACATACGAAGAAGTGGCCGCCGGCCGCGCCGATTTCGCGGCTATCCTTTCCCAACTTTCCGGTAAAGATTTGGCGGAGTTCAAACAAGAAATAGCCTACCGCAAAAGCCGGATTAAGGAAGGTTTGGAAAAATGCCCTATCGAAATTAACGCAATAGACAGCGTTACGCCCGAAGCACCGGATTACGAAGCCTTGGAAGCTGAAAAAGTACGCCTATCCGCCGAATTGGAAGAAGTGGAAGCGGCTATTACGGACGTTGCAGAAACGACCCGCAAACACTACGAAGGGGTGCAGGGAAAACGCAAAGCGATTAACGACCTTCGGAACCAGCAGCAAGATATAATTTTTCGGGCAAGGCAAGCGGCCCAAAAGGAAGGTTACGAAAAGAACGCCAAGCGTAACGAGGTTAAGACCAACTACGAAATAACCAAGCGGGAAGCAGAAAATTATAATACCGCTTCGGAAAACGGCCTTTCCGATATTCGCTATACTATTAAAACACTTACTTCCGAAATAGCGGACTTATCCGCCAAGGTGGAAGCCAAGCGCGAAGAATGGAATACGCGGAACGCCGAAGAATACAAAGTAAGTACCGACGGCCTTATTTGTCCGATATACGAAACCTTATGTTCGGACGCAAGCGTTTTGCGTATGGACGCTATCGCCAAAGAGAAGGCGCGGGCCAAATTCGACGAAGCTAAGGCCCGCGAACTCGCCCGGATTACCGAAGAAGGCAAAACGCTAAACCAGCGAATAGCAGAAAAGAAAGCTCGGTTACAGGAATTGGAAGCCCAACTTTCCGAACGTATGGAAGCTATCGCCGCTAAGAAAGCCGAATACGCGAAGAAGTTACAGGACTTGGAAGCGGAAATAGCCGCCAACCCGGAAGTAACCGTATCTACCGACATTATCCCCGAAGACTTACCCGAATGGAAGGAGATAGAAGCCCGGATAGCCGAAATATCCGCTACCATTTCGGATATACCGGCGGCCGATACTACCGAACTTACCGCCAAGAAACGGGAACTTACGGCCCTTTTGGACGAAGTAAAACAAAAGCTAAGTATTCGGGCCACCATTGAAAAGAACGCTGCAAAGAAGGCCGAAATATTGGCGCGGGAAAAGGAATTAGCCCAGCAGCAAGCGGACTTAGAAAAGCAGGAATTTACGATAGACGAACTTAATAAGGCCCGAATGGACGAAGTAGAACGCCGGGTAAATAGTAAGTTCCAAAACGTCCGCTTCCGAATGTTCGAACCCCAGCTAAACGGCGGCGAAACCCCTACTTGTATCGCAATGGTAGACGGGGTTAAGTACGCAGACCTTAATACGGCCGGAAAGATAAACGCCGGGCTTGACATCATTAACACGCTTTGCCTGTATCACGGGGTAAGTGCGCCGGTATTCATCGACAACGCCGAAAGTGTAAACCAACTATTCCCGGTTGCTTCCCAGCTTGTAAAGTTGATTGTAACCACCGACAAAGAATTAACCATTATCCACTTATAAAAAATTAAAGTTATGAAAGAGAACAAAGAAAAGCGCGAGTTCGCGCGACAGTTGGAGCAAATCTCCGAAACGCTTACGCAGGCGGTAAAAAACAGTGAAGGCCGGGCATATATCCTTATCGGTATTGACCGGAAAGAAGGAGAAGACGGCGATACGCAGGGCGTAATAGCCGTAGGCGGTGCAGGAAGTCAAGTAATAGAGGGATTGGCGAATTTCTTTGCCGAAGAAAAGACCGCGCCGCTTGCCTCCGAAGCTATGAAATTGGCGACCTTGAAGAAGTTAAGCCGACTTCTTGAAACCGAATAAAAACCTATAAAAATATGAGTTATGGCAGAAGAAAAAGGATTGACCGTAATTGACGAAGCAAAGCGGAAATTCGAACTTGCCTGTAAGGACGCTTCGGCCTTGCAGATTGTAAACAACTTCGGCGCGGCATTTACCGCCGTAAACGTAATTGCCCTTTTGCGCGAAGCCCTTTCCGACGAAGTAATGGAACGTGTATTTATGCCGCTTATGAACACGAAAGTAGGCTTTCTTACCGACCGCAACGGGCGACCGCGCAAAAACGGAACGGTACAACCGCTTTACACTATTCCGGTTGTTCGGGACGCGATTATAGACGCGGTAAGTATCGGGCTTCTTCCGACCGGCAACCAATTTAATATTATTGCCGAACGAATGTACCCGACCAAGGAAGGCTATACGGCCCTTCTTCGGAAACTCGGCGTAAAATACTTCATCGACGTATCATTTGACAAAGGCCAAACCGCCGGATTTGCGGAAGTGCCTTGCAAAATCAGCTACACGTACAACGGAGAAAAAAACAGCTTCGGAATAGTGGCAACCGTGAAGAAGGACGATTACAGCAGCCCCGACCAAATCCGGGGTAAAGCCGAACGACGCGCCAAAAAAGCCCTTTACGAGTATATAACCGGTTGCGACTTCGGCGACGCTGATGAACAAAGCGGCCCCGTTGAAGACGTGGAATATAAGGACGTTACCCACGAGGTAGAAACCGAAATACAGAATAACGCCAATACCGGCGGAACACTTGATTTCGGCCAAGCAGAAACGAACGGAACCAAACAGCCACTTAAAACACCTGGATTCTAATATGAAAGTAATTTTTGGTATTGCCATTCTGACGGCAAAGGACATCGACGCAATGAACGCCCGGATTAACAAAGCGGCGGACATGGCGAAGGAGAGCGAACAGAGCGTAGCCCAGCAGGGCAAAGCCCTTAACCGATTTTCGGGCAAGTTCGATACGGCTATGGACTTCATCGGCCGGAACCTTCCGCTAAAAAGGAAACGTAAAGCATTTCGCAAAATCGTAGAAGCGTAGTACAATGGTTCTAAAAGTATTAGGCAGTAGCAGCCAAGGAAATAGCTACATTTTGGAGAACGACCGCGAAGCCTTGTTATTGGAAGCGGGCGTAAGATTCGCCAGCGTGAAGCAAGCGTTAGACTACAATATAACGAAGGTTGTAGGCTGCCTAATTACCCACGAACACAAAGACCACGCAGGATACATTAACGAAGTATTGAAAGCTACCGTACCCGTCTACGCTTCGGCCGGTACAATTGAGAACACCCCAATAGAAGACCCGCACCGCGCGAATGTTTGCAAAGCCGGAAGTCTTTTTACCCTCGGCGGTTTCCGAATTATTCCTTTCGGGACTAAGCACGATTCCGCCGAGCCTTTGGGGTTCTTCATCAACCACGAAGAAACGGGTAATATCCTATTCGCTACCGATACCTATTACTTGCCCTGCAAGTTCGCGGGACTTAATAACGTATTGATAGAATGTAATTACCGCTTAGACCTATTGGACGCGAATATAGCGGCCGGGCGTATTCCCGCCGTTGTTCGGAACCGTACGCTAAAATCGCATTTAAGTTACGACCATTGCGTACAGGCGTTACAAGCCAACGATATAAAGGGGGTAAATAATATTGTTCTTATCCACCTTTCCGACGGTAACAGTAACGCCGAACAATTCCGGGCCGGAGTGCGAGCCGCAACCGGTAAGACCGTACATATAGCCGAAGCGGGGCTAATAATCAATTTCAACAAAACCCCCTTTTGATATGATTAAAGGATTTGACCAAGAAACGCAGCCCTTAAACAATTACGAAATGGGCGTACTTCTTCCGCTTCTCGTACGGGGGCTTAGGACGAAAATAGGGCGCGAAAATGCCGTAACAAACAAGCATATCGTAAGCAGCCTTAAAGGTTCCTATAAACTAAACGACGCACGGGTAAGGAAGATTATAAACCACATAAGGACAAACGACCTTATACCGGGCTTAATAGCCACCTCCGACGGGTATTTTATCGCCCAAAGCGAAGCGGAACTATTGGAGTACGAAGAAAGCCTAAAAGGGCGTGAAGACGCTATTAGGGCCGTCCGGTTGAGTATTGCGCGACAAAGGCGAATACTTTACGAGCAAAAGAGGGAAGAAAAGCAAAGTTCACTTTTTAACAAATAACAAAATGGAAAAGCAGTTTTTTATGGTTTACGCCGAAGGCCAAGGCGCACCGACGTACAAACACGAGAACGAACAGGCGGCCAGCAAGGAAGCCGAACGATTGGCCGAGAAATTAGGGGTTAATACGACCGTATTACAGGCCGTAAAAACGGTTGCCCCGAAGGATATTACCAAGCGCGTAAAAACCTACGCGGACGCTTGCGCGGTGCTTGGTATTGAGCCGATGAACGAAACCGTATTAGCGAAGTTGGGCTTTACCAAGGACGAAATAGCCTACCGTAAGTTAAAGACCATTGCCGAAGCCCTTAACGAAGGTTGGCGGCCGGATTGGGCCAATAGCAACGAGTACAAATATTGGCCTTGGTTCGTGTATTACGGCGCGGCTGCCGGCTTTTCGTACGCGACTACGAATAACGCGGCTTCGCATTCGGGTGCGACTATCGGCTCCCGGCTTTGCTATAAAACCCGTGAACTCGCCACGTACGCGGGCCGTCAGTTCGAAGGTATTTATAACGATTTTCTTTTAATCAAAAAATAACGAAACATGGAAAGAGAATTAGGGAAAGACCTCGAACAAGGCAAGAAGCGCGTAGCCTTCCTTATGGATAATTGCGACGCGGTGGAAGAAAAGGGGTATATGAAACCTTTTACCCCGGAAGAATTGGCCCGCATGAAAGAAAGCCTTTCGGAAACGGACATCGAAATTAACGACATCGAGGAAGAAAAAACGGCCGCGATGAAGGACTTTAAGGCCCGTTTGGAACCCCTTACGACGGAGCGAAAAAAGACCTTGGAAGGACTGAAAAAGAAGGCCGAATTTGTTACCGAAAGGTGCTTTAAGTTCATCGACCAAGAAGCCCGCGAAGTCGGCTATTACAATGAAAACGGCGACCTTATCGAGAGCCGGCCGGCGTACAGC